AAAGATCGGAAGGGAACACTCCATGCAAATGGCATATTTGTCCGAGAGTGAGATATTCATCTCCATAGCGATCATCGCGGTACTCCTCAAGACGATAGAGAGACTCATCAAGTGAACGCCCACGCCGCCATCGACTTCATCATCAGGAACTCAGGCGACTACGCAAAGGCCAAGGCCCAGCGGGTGTACCTAGAGGAGTTCAGAAAGAGCAAGAAAGCTCTGCTGATGAAGGAAGCGATGCTTAAATTTGAGGCAGTCAACGCCCAAGAGAGGGAGGCGTACTCACATCCTGAGTATCAAGAGCTTTTGAAGGGACTGGCTGCGGCGATAGAGGTTGAGGAAGACCTGAAATGGAAGCTGGAGGCCGCAAGGATGAGGACTGATGTTTGGCGCACAGAACAAGCAACCGCTCGAGCAGAAGGACGGGCTACAGAATGATTCCGAAGCACACCTACATCAGAAGCCCCAAACTTCTTAGAGCGGTGGCCGAACTCCCATGCCAATGCTGTGGATCAGAGAACAACGTCCAGGCGGCTCACTCCAACTGGTCAGGAGGAAAGGGGCGGGGAATCAAGGCAAGTGACCCGCACTCAGCCGCCCTCTGCCTGAAATGTCATTGGGAGATTGACCAAGGCAACAAGCTGACCAAAGAAGAGCGAAAAGAGAAGTGGCTCGCCGCTCATCGAAGAACAGTCCAGGCTCTACAGAGTCAGGGAAAATGGCCTATTGACATTCCGATTCCCGATATAGAATTGTGATGCCCCTTAATCCGCAGTTGCCGGGGTGGGGCCATAGTGCCCCTTTTTTTCTGGAGCGATGATGAAAAAGAAGACTGTGGAAGAGATGCAAAAGTATCTCAATCAGAACAAGCGCAAGTACCATCAGACTAAGCCTATGAAGGCTTACAAGATGGCAGACGAGTTCGGCAAGGGCTATGAAGCCATTGAGATGCAGAAGGCGATGAAGAAGTGAAGTGCCCAATCGCCACCCAGGACACAGAGGTCAACCTTAAGAACCGTAATCACGCCTTTGAGGAGTACGGCTACGGGCCTGCCAATCCCGAAAATCCGGGTAATTTCTGGGACGAACGCGCAGAGGAATGGAACACCACTCCCGAGATCGCTCAGTCGATGAGGTGCGGGAACTGCGCTGCTTTCATTCAAACGCCCGAGATGATGGGTTGCATCACCGGAGGGATTCAGAAAGAAGAATCCGACGATGAGACCTATGCTCCCGAGGTTGTCGAGGCGGCTGATCTGGGGTACTGTGAACTGTTTGAGTTCAAGTGTGCGGCAGACCGAACCTGTAGCGCATGGCTCACGGGTGGCCCGATCACCAAGATGACCACGAAGCGCAAGCAGATGCTTCAAATGGCAAAGTACAACGCACGAAAGGGCGAGTATGAAGATGACGAAGAAGGGCGAGAAGAAGGCGGCGAAAGTCTTTAAGGAGTTTGGCAAGGGTGAACTCCACTCTGGTAAGGGTGGCCCCGTTGTCAAAAGCCGTGCCCAAGCGACTGCGATAGCAATGAGCGAGGCTCGCAAAGCGATGAAAAAGAAATGAAAAAGCCAGGATCACCCGGACTCTACGCAGCAATCCACGCCAAGCGTGAGCGCATCGAGCGCCAGAAGGCCGCAGGCAAGACTCCTGAGCGGATGAGAAAGCCTGGAACAAAGGGAGCGCCGACTGCTGCTGCTTTCAAGGCTGCTGCTAAGACGGCAAAGAAATGAGCGCCGCCTGGTCTCGCAAAGAAGGGAAGAATGCCAAGGGTGGCCTCAATGAAAAAGGCCGAAAGTCCTATGAGCGGGAAAACCCTGGTTCCAACCTAAAGCCCCCTGTAAAGAGTGGGGATAACCCTAGACGCGCATCTTTCTTGGCAAGGATGGGCAATATGCCGGGGCCAGAATACAAGAACGGCGAACCCACAAGACTCCTCCTGAGCCTAAAGGCATGGGGAGCAAACAGTAAAGCCGATGCCAAAGCAAAGGCAAAGGCTATTTCTGAGCGAAACAAAAAGAGGTAAGTCATGGCTGGGCCGATACCACTACTGGGACTCTTGGATGAGCTGAGAGACTTCGCCAACCGCCGCAACATTGGGCAGAAGTTGGTGGGTGGTGGTGTTCGTGGTGCGGCAACTCGGGGGCTTTTGGGCATGGATGCCCCGGAGAACGCAACCCCGATTCAAAGAGAGGTCTACGAGAACGCCGCCCGGATGAGTGCCCCGGCTCAAGGACTGACCGCACTCAAGGCCGCGACTGTATTCCACGGCTCACCCCATAAGTTCACAAAGTTCGATCCCAAGAAGATCGGAACGGGTGAAGGCGCACAAGCTTATGGACATGGGATGTATGTGGCCGAGTCGCCAGAGGTAGCTGGGCAGTATCGCAAGCAATTAGCGCCTGGTTTTACCCGTACTGTTGACGATGTTGCGTTTGATGCCAGTAACCCGCAGCATTTGGCGGCAAGCTATATGCAGATGTTTGGCAAGCGCGGAAAATCCCCTGCTGAAATCGCCAAGATTCTCAATGAGGGAGGACACAAGGAGGCGGCACAACTTGTTTTGAGCGGTAAAAAGCTGGGGCAGATGGGCGAACAAGCAAAAGGCTCTCTCTACAAGATTGACCTACCAGACGAAGCAATCGCTCGGATGCTGGACTGGGACAAGCCCATAAGTGAGCAGCCAAAGTATGTGCGTGAAACGCTTAAACAACTAGCTGAAGAGGGCCAAGATTACTATCCCACACTTAAAGGCATGATGCAGCCATTTGAGTCTGGTAACACGAAAGGTCAGGCGATTTATCACGCTTTACAACGCGAAGGAGGAAGTGCGTCTAGCGCAGCTCGTGAACTTCGCGCAGCAGGCATTCCAGGCATCCGTTACTTAGACCAAGGATCAAGAGGACAAGGACAAGGAACATCCAACTTCGTAGTCTTCCCAGGAGAAGAAGAACTCCTGCGAATCCTTGAGCGCAACGGAGTCCCAATCCAAAGCCTGTTAGACTAAGCCAACTTAACTACCGATGGCCCGAAAGGAGTCGGAAACATGAATAAACAAGGTTCCAATAATCGAGGAAGGCCAAAAGGCTCACCGAATAGGGCTACGGCTGATGTAAGAGCCGCTATAGCCACTTTCGCAGAGGGTAATGCACACAAGCTCCAAGAATGGCTTGATCGCGTTGCAGAGGGTTCTGAGGGCGTTAAACCCGATCCCGGTAGAGCCGCTGATTTGTATCTCAGAGCGATTGAGTACCACATTCCCAAGCTGGCCCGTACTGAGGTTACTGGCGAGAACGGAACTCCGATTGAGATGATGGTCTCATGGGCAAACGAGAAATCGTAATCCCATACTCTCCTCGAGAGCCACAACTCGCCATCCATCAGATGATGCGGGACAACCGCTTTGGGGTGGTGGTGGCTCACCGACGGATGGGAAAGACAGTCGCCGCCTTAAACCACATCATTCGGGATGCCGTGGAGAACCGTAAGGAAGCCCCCAGGTATGCCTACATAGCCCCGACCTATGGTCAGGCAAAGCGGGTGGCCTGGGACTATCTGCTGAAATACACAGAACCTCTGGGCGCGACCCCGAACATCTCGGAACTCCGAACGGACTTCTGGGGGCGCAGAATCCAGCTCTACGGATCAGACAATCCTGACTCTCTCCGAGGCCAATACTTTGATGGCGTCATCATTGACGAGATCGCCGACCAAGACCCGCGAATCTGGACTGACATTGTTCGTCCTGCGCTGTCAGACCGACTGGGATGGGCGCTGTTCCTGGGAACCCCAAAGGGATCAAACCACTTCAAAGACCTGAGAGACCAGGCCGAGGAAGAGGAAGACTGGGGCTTGCTGGAGTTCAAAGCCTCCCAGACCAACCTTATTCCTGAGACAGAACTGCACGCCGCCAGGCGGGAGATGGGGCAGGACAAATACAACCAGGAGTTCGAATGCTCCTTCCATGCCGCCGTTGAAGGTTCTTACTATGGGGCGTTAATCAACGACCTGGAGGAGAAGGGCAGGCTCACGAACATTGACCGGGACGATCTGACCAGGACATTCACCGCTTGGGACTTGGGTATGTCTGACACCACCGCGATCTGGGTGGTTCAGGTGGTTGGGCAAGAGTACAGGGTGATGGATTTCGTGGAAAACCACGGCCAAGGGCTAGATTGGTATGTGAACTGGCTTAGAGAGAATAAGTGGCATACAGCCGAACACATCTTGCCTCATGACGTAGAAGTGCGAGAATTGGGGACAGGACGCAGCAGAAAGGAAATGCTGCAAGAGGCAGGGCTGCAAATAACGGTTGCTCCGCGCTTGTCAGTTGCAGATGGAATCCAGAGCGTCAGACGCATTCTCCCGAAGTGCTGGTTTAATGTGCCGAAGGTGAAGCAGGGTCTAGACGCACTTAGGAACTATCGGCGCAACTTTGACGAGAAGAGAAACGTATTCTTTGACACACCGCTACACGACTGGGCCTCTCATTCGTCCGATGCGTTCCGATACTTTGCTATCGGGATTCATGAACAGGGCGACTGGAGCAAGCCGATTAGCGTTAACACAAGGTGGGTGGTCTAATGTGGGCAACGCCTCAAGGCAACGTCAACGCAAAACTCGCGGAGCTGGAGCGACGCATCAAAGCGTTAGAGGAAAAGCATGAATCAGATAAGCCTGAAAAGCCTGCTCGAGGCCGAAATCGATGGAGCGATCGGGTATCTCCAAACGGAGACAACCGAGCAGAGAACCCGGTCACTTGAGTATTACCTTCGTTACCCTTATGGGAACGAGGTAGAGGGTCGAAGCCAGATCGTCACCGGAGAGGTGGCAGAGGTCATTGACGGCGCGATTCCTCAACTGATCCGCATCTTCACCGCCTCGGATGACATCATCCGCTATGAGCCTGTCGGCCCCGGTGATGAGCAAGGCGCGAACCAAGCCACGGACTACTCGAACTGGGTGTTCTACAAGGACAACCCTGGGTTTGCGATCCTGCATGACTGGTTCAAGGATGCGCTGCTCGAGAAGGTCGGTGTCGTAAAGGCTTACTGGGACAACCGCATTGATGTTGTCAAGGAGACTTATCAGAACCTGACCGATGACGAACTCACCATGCTTCTGGCAGACGGGACTCGGGAGATCATCGAGCAGGAAACCATCGTCACACCCGTCATGAACATAGACGGAACCCCCGCGATTGGGTTGGACGGTATGCCGCTGATGCAGGCATCTCACACCGTCAAGGTCAAGAAGAAAAACCAGATCGGACGGGTGGCGATCCAGAACATTCCCCCCGAGGAGTTCCTGATCTCCAAGAAGGCCACAACGATCCAGGACTCTCCCTTCGTCGCTCACCGCAGACTGATCCCTCGGTCTGACCTGGTGGCGATGGGCTTCCCGGAAGATGTTGTCCGCGACCTCCCTGCCTACGACGATCTGAGCTTCTCTCCTGAGCGGGTGGCTCGTTACTCTGAGGGCGAGCAGCCCAGCCAAGACGAAAGCCTTGACCCTTCCATGCAGGATGTGGAGGTGTACGAGTGCTACATCCGTGCCGACATGGATGGAGATGGTCTGGCCGAACTGCTCCAAGTTTGGTACGCCGGGAACAAGATTCTTGAGGAAACGGAGACGGACTACATTCCTTTCCACAGTCTCTGCCCGATCCCTGTTCCGCACAAGTTCTATGGCCTGTCCCTCGCGGATAAGGTCATGGACTTGCAGCTACAGAAATCCACGATCACCCGCCAGATGCTGGATAACCTGTATCTGACGAATAACTACCGAGTTGGTGCGGTGGATGGACAAGTCAATCTGGACGATCTCATCTCTCCCACGCCTGGTGGTGTGATTCGGATGAAGAACCCCAATGCGGTGGTTCCGATGGCGGTTCAGCCTGTGGCGAATCAAGCCTTCCCGATGCTCGAGTATCTGGATGCAGTCCAAGCAAAGAGAACGGGCGTTTCTGATGCGACTCAGGGTCTTGATCCGAATGTTCTTCAGAATGTCACCGCTACCGCTGTTGCTGCGTTCCAGAACGCCTCTGCTGGCAAGATGGAACTGATCGCCCGGAACTTCGCCGAGACAGGCGTAAAGAGTCTGTTCAAGGGCATTCTGCAACTCCTGTGCAAGTACCAAGACAAGCCCCGGATCATTCGGATGCGTGGGCAGTATGTCCAAATGGATCCCCGTGAGTGGTCGAATCAGTACGATGTGAGCATCTCTGTGGGTTTGGGGACGGGTAACAAGCAAGAGCAGATGGCGATGCTTGCGATGATCCTGGACAAGCAGGAGCGGATTCTTCAGCAGTTCGGCCCCGCCAATCCTTTGGTGACGGTTGGTCAGTATCGAGAAACTCTGGGAAGGATGATCGAAGCCGCAGGGTTCAAGGACTCTTCGACTTTCTTCAAGCCCGTCACGCCTGAGATCGACCAGGCTCTGAGCAATCCTCCTCCGCAGCAACAGCAGCCTGATCCGGCCATCCAAGCGATGATGATGCAGGCTCAGGCACAGTTGGAGATTGACCGCCAGAAGGCTTTGGCCGATATTCAAGCCAAGCGAGAGAAGGCGGCTGCTGAGATTCAACTTGCCCGAGAGAAGGCTGCGGCTGAGCTGGAGCTGAAGAGGCAAGAGTTCGAGGCCGAAGTCCAACTCAAGGCGGCAAAGATCGGCGCAGGCATCTCCTCAAACATTGAGATTCCGGGGTAAATCATGGAACTGACAGTTGCACAAAAGAATGAGCTTGCCACCAGATTGGTGGAGGCGCAGCAATCTGACGATTACGGATCATTCAATGATCTGGTGAGACAGCTCCGGTTGACTCAGAAAGACTTGCTCGACAACTTCCCGGCCATCAATCAAGCCGGAATCGACGAGCAGATTTCGCTTGGCGCTGTGGTTCCCACGACTGCGCCACCTGTTGTTACATACACCACGCAGCAAGTCACCAAGGCAATCCAAGACGCAATTTCTGCTGGTTTTACTGTTCAGCAAGCCAAGATGGGCGCGATGACGAACTTCGGTTTGTCTGAAAATGATTTCAACAAGGCATTGGATCAAGTTCAAAACGCTCCGAGCACGACTTTCTCCGATGCTCGAGTGGCGCAAGCCATCCGCGACTCTTTGGCTCAAGGGTTTACCCTAGACCAAGCCCGTCAAGGCGCATTGAACAACTACGGTGTTGGTCAGTCGCAGTTTGATCGCGCAATGCAGTTGGTTGACCGCTCCTCCATGCAGTTCCGGGGATCGGCTCCGACCTATCAATTCCCCGGGCTTTTGGCTGATCGTGAGCAAATGCCGACTGGAGCGCAGCGTTTCATCTCCGGAACGCCTGGATCACTTCTCTATGATGTGCCGAGGGTTCAGAATGCTGAGTTTGTGTTCCAACCGGGTGCTTTTAATTATGAAGCAATCAAGTCCTCGTTATATGGAGCGCCTGATCCGACAGAGGGCCTGGATATACAGACAAACCAGGTAACTCAACAGGTAAAAGCAGCCGCCCCGGTAACCACTACTCCTGTTGTCAAGCCGCCAGTTACAACGCCAACGACCTACACGGATGCTCGCGTGGCTCAAGCCCTGCGCGAGTCTATGGCTCAGGGATTTAGCCTTCTTGATTCAATGGCTGGCGCGATTCGTGTTTATGGGATTCCACAAGATCAGTTGCATAGAGCGGCAAACGTAGTCGCAACGGAGCAGTTAAATGCTCCCAAAAATACGACGACAATGACAACTGGATCGACAACTGGGCTATTGACGACTCCAACGACTGATACAGGTCTTCTTTCAACAACCCCTGTTGACACGGTTACAGCGCCAGTTGCACCGCCAACAACGATCCCGGTCAATCCAAGGTTTACAGATACACAGGTCGCTCAGGCAGTCATAGACGCTCTTGGACAAGGATTTACCTTGGATCAGGCTCAGCAGGGAGCGTTTGCTAACTTTGGTGTAAATCAAGACCAGTTTGGCCGTGCGGTCGGGATGCTCCCGAGCATGGGATACACCATTGGTCAAGGATTTCGATGAACAAGTCAGAACGGGCTAAAACGCTTCTAGGTGACGAATGGTTTACCGGGGAGATTGATTCCATCCGGTCAACACTTATGAGTGTTATTACCAATTCGGATGAGATGGACATAGACATTCGTGAGCGAGCCTATTTGAAACTTCGCTTACTTGATGAAATAATGGGGCACTTTTCCGCAATTGCTTCCGAAGACCAGTTGGTCAAGAAGCGGTGGAAAATCCTCTGATGCGAGTCTGACGCTTTCAGACACAACTGAGGAACGAAATGGCTGAGAACATGGCCCCGGAATCCGGGAATGTCTCGATGACGGTAAACGAAGCCGCA